GGTGCGTCACTAGCTAGTAATGATTTTTCATCCTTAGCCAGAGACGGCTCGGCTAGTTCGACACTATTAATGAAAGTTTTTTTGAATTCTTCGTACTCAGATATCGAGTCAAAAGACTTCGCCAGAGAGAAAGTGGCTGCTTGATTGCAGGGAACGGAAACAACCGATACCTCAAACAACTCAGCGTCCTTAATCTTTAGTCCGTCGGTTTCCGTGATATAATCAGCATCCTTGACTCGGAAACCAACAGAAAAAGCCCCAAGGATACCTTCTTTAACTAGTTCACAAACATTAGCGGGTGCAGACTTGCTAATCTTTGCTTCTAACTCCAGGCCATTCTCTGTTATTTTAAGGCCTGTAGCTCGACCAATTGGTCGATCATAATCGTGATTGAAAAGAATAATTGGATTCTTTTCAAAGTTTTTCAAGCCGCCTTTTGCCCATGCTTCACTGGAGATAGAATCTCCTGCACGATCAAAATCAGCGGTACTTGCCATACCGCGAATCATCACTGATCCGTCATCTATGGAGTGTGTCTTAAAAGTAGACGTTAAATTAAAAATTTTATCCATATTACTTCTCGTCTGTGCTCTTTACTACTGGAGCAGGCTTTGGCTTTGGAGCAGCTTTAGGAGCAGGCTTGGGCTTAGGCTTAGGAGGGGGAGGATTCTCCGCCTTCTTAATCTCTGCCCATATCGCTGGGAGACTTCCTTCAAGTGTTTGAAGTAATCTTGACCAACTGCCAAAATGATTGAGGGCCATCCCTGAACGAATAGGAACTCCGTTTCCAAACTGGTCATAATCATGCTTTTCAAGAACTTTTCCTTTTTCAAGCATAAACATTCCAATTTCTTCTAAAATCTGGTTTCTTACTCGTAATCTAGCCATCGGTGTCATCTCCTTCTACTGGTCTACCGCCTTCATCTGGATTTGCTGCGCTACCTGCAATATTTGCTGGTACTCGAAGATCATCATAACCTTCTACTGCGTCAAACCCTAAATGGTCCCTAGCTTCATTTGGAGTGATAACCCCAGCATTTACTAATGAAGTATAATACTGTGATTGATCTCTTAATTCCGGTTGAAGCGCAGGAATATCTGTAACATCTTCTTTTAGTTCAAAACCAAAGAATCTTTCAAATGCAAAGTTCATCTTACGAACAATAGGTAAGACGGTTTCTAAGTAGTACATTCGCATATTTGGGCGAATATTTGCATTATTTCCAGAGTCCAACATAATAGGAGGTATGCCAAGTGCTTTTAGTATAATCTTTTCATTTTCTGAAATGGCACTCTGGAAGTCTAGTTCTTTAAAGTTCACGTTTGCAAAAGAATCGATCTCTATTCCACCATCTAGAATAAGAGGCCTTCTTCCGCCTGCATCTGGTTTGTAACGAATGCTCCAGGATTGTAACATCCTTTCTTTAATTTTCTCTGATAAAGTATTTGGGCTTTTGAGTACTAATCCTGGAACGGCTCCGTTCTTAAAAAAGTTATCTTGAAAATCCCTCATTCTTTTCATGAGAATCATTGTACGAAGAGCGGGTTTTAATCTGGATACTCCCCTATAAATAGAGTAGAAAGAGTTGTCTTTGATATGTATAATTTCACTAGGTCTGTAATCAATTCTTTCATTAAAAGTAAACTTCTCAATATAAGTAGAATCACTAGCGTGTATAACCATCTTGCTTGATGGTAAGTGATATAAGTGCACTCCATCAAAGTAAACAAAGATGTTACCATCTAGCAAGAAGTCCGTAATAAGATTACGCCTAAACGTACTAATATCTTGGAACGGGTTTGGTTCTTTATTCAGGAGTAGAGAGACTCGCGATCTCTTAATTCCTTTTATTACACTCGCTAAGTTCTGAATCTGGGGTCCAACAGCAGTTGGTATTTCCGCTGCATCATCTACAATGAGGTTTACACCTCTGTTTACTACTTCTAGATCTTCATACGCTCTTTCATATTTGAACGTAAACTCTCTCGAAGAGTCCGTTTTATGGTCGTAGTATGACTGTGCAGGATTTAGCTTTTCGTCTAAATCTTCTGGCTTACGTCCTATAAATGTATCATACCATGCCATGTTTTTCTCTTTGAATCTCTACCCAATTTTCCTGCTTTTTCGCAGTGCCTAACCCTGGGTTCCTGCCGTAAACTTTATGTAACTGCAAATGATGCGCATGACACAGGGTGACTGTATGTTCGTATAGTTCGGCCCAGTGCTTCTCTATAAATTCGTCTCTAAAAGATAAAACGTTCTCAGGCAGTAGCCTGTTTCTTTTAACGTAAGTATGTACTAAGGGACTTAAGGTGTGAAAATGATGAAAATCTAATTGAGAAGTTTCTCCACAAATATAACACTGAGTGCCTTTTTCATACTTATTCTTTGCTTTATCTCTTATGTATTTTACTATATCTCTTTTCAAATCCATTTTGTATTACCGAAAGTATATCTAATTTGAGGTGTTATGTCAAATACTATTTTTGACTAGGTGTCATTAAAACCCGCTGTTGCTTGTTTCGAATGAATATAATGCGTACCGTAGAGCGTCCGCCATGTGCGATGCTCTATTGTGTCGCGGCTTTTCTCGAGCCAGATTCGGGTTAGGATCCCATTGATACTGGTCTAATGCAGACATGCTTTCTAAGCAGCCCTGGTTTACAAAAAGACTGTCATTATCAACTATGGCAGCTACATGTGCAATTCCATCAAGTACGGATTTTTTAGCGTTGATAGTACTGAGATCATAGTTTTGTGCAAAGTCAAATCGAGTTTGCTGAGCAGCAGAATCGATATAAATATAATCAATGTCCCACTTATCCACCAATCTTTGTATCTCTCCTGCATGGTGCTCTGTTGTTTTTTCAGCATCAAGATACTCGTCTAGTAAGTAGTACTTTTCTTCATCCCAGTCGTATGCGATGACACAAAAAGCGGTAGGATCTCTGTAGCCCACGTCCAGACCAGCAAAAATATCCATTTGGTGAGTTTCCATTCCGTCACAGTTAATAACACATTTTTCGTGATCAAAGTTCCAAACTTGTCCTTCATAGATGTTAAAGTCAGCTTCATACTCCTGTCTGAATTCAGCTTCTGACATAGATTTTCTAGCTTCCATAATATCATTTTCAGATATTCGTGGGTTATCTTTATAAGTTGCTTTAATTGACGCCCATTCTGGAAAATCATCTATAAATCCTCTATCAAAAAATTCAGAGAACCAGTTGTTTCGTCCTCGTGGAGTGGATATAAAAATTGCCTTAGAGTTAGCCTTATCTAGGGTAGGACGTAGCGCTACGTTAAAAGCATCCTTACCGTCTGCCAGAGCAGCCTCATCAAAAATAATTAGATCATAAGATCTACCCACACAAGAGTCTACTTGATTCACAGACCCCATTCGTATAGTAGAGCCGTTGGATAGTTCAATTACTTTATCTTTTGCGTTGTCTTTAGTTACTTCTAAATCAAAGTGCTTAATTAAGTTTCTTTGTAAGTCAAAAGATATCTGCGAAAGTGAATAGTTCGGAGACATAATTAATATGTTAGATCCTGGGACAAGAGACACTAATTGACCAATAATATTGGCTATATAAGTTTTACCTTGTCTTCTAGATAGAGCTGCACACACGAAACGATACTTTGGATTATTAATTGCATTTAGAATAGCTACCTGAGAAGGCAACGGTTCTATTCCTAACAATTCCATGTAAGGCTCTACTTGTAACTTTAGATACTTATCTTCCTGAGCATAGTCAAATAAGTAGTCTGAAATTATGTCTTTGCGGCTTATTTGAATAGCCATATTTAATCTTGTTCCATCGATCTAGTTTTACTATAGCGTCTGCAATAGTCCATTTCTGTAAGCTCTTCAGAAGCTTCTGGCTCTTTCTGGCGAATACTAACTTTGTTTTCTTCCCCCCAGATAAGTTCCCAAGCGTCTGCGTATTTACTAGTACTTACTCTAGATTGTATCTTGTCGCCTGTTATATCGTTTGTTGTGCTCATATTACTTCTTCCAGAATTTACCCATTATTAACTTTGTGATAACTACAAAAGGGTTGAACGCATATTTATAAGTCCAATCATGCTTTTTATAGTCTAGTTCATATTCGGAACGGAGAGTCCACTGTCGCTTCCAATTATCTACGTACATTCCTTCGTACTCTAGAATAGCATGGCCTCCTCCGTTTACTGTTACATAGCAGATCTTGAATTTACCTGTAAGTAACATTTTAAGAAACTTAAACCTGCTTCTTTCTGCAAGGAGCCAAGCAACTGTAAGAGCATAGTCCTCACAATCCCCTTCGTCTTTCTCAGCATCTACATCTAGTACTCGCCAATAATCTGCGGCATTGTACTGCACGGTATCATACTCGTATACGAATAAGTCATTTACTCTTGTTACCGCTTGAAATCTATTTAGCATCATTTTTTGCCCCCAACGGCATCTGCTGCAAAGAATGCAGAAACTAAGACTGCAATTGAGGCAAAATATGTTGGTGCGATATCAGCGATTAAATTAGCTGCTTGATCCAATCCAAACATCGAAGTCAAAAAGATACCGAAAGGGTATAGTAAAAGACCAATTAAAGAAAACCATGCCATCTTACGAATAGCATCTCGTTGTGCATCTTTATCTTCGAGTTCTTTTCTTTTAAACTCTAAATGCATTGCAATTTCTTCGTCTGTAACTACTCCATCGCCGTTTGCATCTGCTGGGTGCATCTCGCTCATTACCACTTCACCTTATCTGCCCAGTATGCTGCGGACATCTTGCCTTTAGCAATATTCTTTGCATGACGAGCCTTGAAGCTTGCACGCTTCTTTTTCATTGCTTCAGATTCACCGGTCTTGGGCTTCCCTGCCGTTTTAGCTCCCTGCTGACCGAAACGAATAGTCTTAACTTTAGTGCCTACTTTAGCCACTACAATATGTGACTTTTTAGCATGACCAGGAGTTCTTTTTGGTTTATTAAAACCCGAAACTCCCGCTCTTTTAATTCTTGAGTCTTTCTTTTTAACGCTTTTTCTTTTTGCTGCCACGTTTTTTCCTCTTCGCAAACGTACTTACGTTCGTTGGCTTGCCTCCAGTATTGCCGGCGGCTCTTTTACGACGAATTGCAGATTTTCTTTGTGCTGGACTCATGGATGCTGCTTTTGAAGCCGGTACGCATTTTGGATACTTTTTCTTTCCCGACTTGTCTCTTCCACATTTTTCAAAACCCCCGCCCTTTTTAGGACGGGAGATATCGACCCACTTCTCTCCAAACCACTTAGTCAATCCACTGGGTGGTTTAACTCCTGCCATTTTAGTCTCCCGGACTAGCGCCTAGAAGGTCACTTCTTGCCTTTCTTCTTTTTCATTAATGCTTTTTGAAGTGCGGGTGGAAGTTTCTTCTGAGCGGCTGTTAAACCTCCAGTAGATTTCTTTTTACCCTTACCCTTTTTAGCTGGGCGTCCTCTTTTCTTTCCGTACGTTCCTTTACCTGCTGGCATTACTTGCTCCCCATGCGGTATCTACCGCCTTTGGCTTTGTAAGTCTTTACAAGCCATCCATTTGCATAAGCTGAAGGATACACAGCAAATTTTCTCTTTGTCTGCGCCTTCACTCTTGCGTAAAGCTTTTTATTTGTCGGTACCGGCTTTTTCTTCGCTACTTTCTTCCGCTTCTTTACTGCCATCCGCTTCCCCATACCAATCGGCTCTATCGCCTATTTCTTGGAGCTTTTTAAGCTTCTCAGTTCCGTTCTCGTAGGCTTCTGCTTCTTCTTTATTAGAGAAAGCTTTTTTAGACGCGCCTTCACGATACCCGTACCATTTTCCATTATTCTCAAACATTATTTACTCCTTGAGTGAGCAAAGTCGCATGTACAGTCTTGACAGACTTCATTAATACAATCTTTGCATTCTTTGCCGCAGTGACAATCATGTCCACATTTTCCACACTTTTTCATAGATCTCTCCTATGTATTACTGTGCTGAATATACGTCTATTATAGAGCACATTATTTAAAATGTCAAGAAATTTTTTTGATTAGGTTATAAATAAAGTATTATCCCTAATAGTACCCCTATGTTGAATCCTAAAGAGCACACAAAAAATAGATCTTTAATAAAGCTTTTTCTTTCAAAAACTTCTTCCCTC